GCTCCGATGTCTCCGTTATGCGCTCACTTGCTGTCCTCGCGAAGAGGGTGGCAGGTGTCGCAAGCATCATCGGGGCCTTTGCGGGGGGCATTATGCTCCTTCAAGACGCCAGTTGTTTTGCGAAAGACGTGTACTCTGTGGTGGGCCAGGCTAGCTCCGCTGTTCGCGTAGCGACGTCTGGCATCAAACCCACCGTAGATGGCAAGTTTCGCCACGTTGACCTCGATGATATTGAGGGAACCTACGCTGAGGTTAATCTTGATCTCAACGCTAAGTTGCTGCAGGATTCCAAGGTCAAGGCCGTCACCCATGAGTGGAAGGAACGGGCAGAGAAAGGGGATTGTGATCTGTGCATGAAATACGCAGGCTCTCAGGTCGATTTTGAGGCCGCGCAATTCCCCTGGACCACAGTTTTTGCTGTGGGAGGTTCCATAGTGGCGGCGCACTTACTTTACGTTTTGGTGCGTCAAGCTGAATGGAAACGTTTCATTCAACGAGAAATGGCGAAGGCTGGGTACAAGCCCCAGGCCTGCCCATGTGAGCAACAGGGCAATAATTTGTCGCCTTGGGCGCGCAAGGCTGCCAAGAATCTCAATTCGCAAGGCATTAAACGCCTGCGAGTTTTCTGGAAGTCCGGGGGCGGTGGCGACATGGAAGATCAGGTTTCCCCTGAACGTTTCGCTTATATGCTTGAGATGAACTACCGTATCATGGATGTGGATGCTCTTGACAAGCCTGAGTGGGATTTTGAAGACTGGATGCGTGCCGCAACTTCTGATGAGGCATTTGATGGTCCAGATGAGAAAACTTTGGCCGCAGAGGAAGATGTGGCAATCGGGCGTTACATGGGGGCAGATAATCTTGCCGATGCCGTTGGGAATGAGCGAGCTGCTCGTCACTTGGCTGGTAAGAATCGAAAGGGCCAACCGAAGGCCCAAGCTACTGCGCAGCGGCTCCCCGTTTGCGTCGATGACAAGTGCCCTTTGCGCAACAACACCCGGAAAGGTTTTGAAAAGACGCTTGCGCGGCGACAAGATCTCCTCGAGCACTCCAAGTCGATGTTCCATCGTTGGCTGAAACCTGGCGAAATGCAGGTGGAGGCCCAGTCGGTTGATTTGACCAGCGTGAAGCGTCGCGTTGCTCTCCTGTACGCGGGCACTCAGTTCATTTCTGGGTGTTTTTACATCAAGGGAGTTTTCTTTTTCCCGAAGCATTCAATTGCTGTTGATGAGGAGGGCAAGCTTCTTTTGACTCACATCCAGTACACCGCTGGTGGGGGTGGTGGAGCAGAAACCATCAACCTCCCGATTAAGGATTGCAAAGTTTTCTACGCAAAGAATTCGGTTCTCGACTTGGCTTTTGCCAGACCGAGATCCGTGTTGAGCAATCCCTTCCCCAAGAATCTCGAGATCGTGGAGTGCCCAGCTCAAGGCACAGCGTTTACCCTGTTTTACAGCGCACCAGGTGTGCTGAAGCAGATCACTGGGAAGATTTCGGGAGTTCTGCCTGCTTATGTTCAGTTGCGGGCTGCCGGCAATGACTTTACTCAGGCTGGCAATTGTGGTGGGTTTTACCACACTGAATTTCCCGGTGGTGTGTTTGCCATGCACGCCTATGGTCACAACGAGAACATGTTGGGAGTCGTCATACCACATCCCAGCAAGTGGGATTCGATGTTCGAAGAAGTTGACGCTGCTGCTCTGCGCGACATGCGGACGTTTGCTCTGAAAGCCAAAGAGCACGTTGAGCAGCTTTTTCGTTAGCCGTGCACCGATGCCCACTCGGTGACACGGCTGGAGCCTGTGGGGTTATGAAAGCGCCATTCGGTCGTGCGGACGACCGAAAACCACCGCCCAGGCTCCTCAAGGCAGTGATGCAGAAGTTAGCACCTGACCTTTGTGAGGAGCTTGACCGCGAGTATTACTATGCGGCCAAGAAACAACGAGATATGGCCTCTCATCACACGCTTTTCAAACTCGTGAATTCGAACAGATGGATCAGCCCTTATGCGCTCGCTAATATGCGAAATTTGGCGCGGGCAACTGTGAGCTACTATGCTGCTGGCTACCGATCAGCCGGCGTCCACACTGTTACGATGGATGAAGCCATCGCTGACCTTACTTTACGGGGTAAGGCGTCTGGCGCCCCCTACTACACTCAGAAGGAGTGGGCGCTCATGTACAATTTTGGCGAGATAGCGCACGACACTAATGCGATTTATCATTCCCGCTGGGGGGATCTTCTGAGAAACCCAGTGGGCCAGGTCTGTAAGAAGCCTGAGTTACTGCCAACAAAGAAGATGCCTCTTTACGATCTTAAGGACATTTTGATCGACCCTGGCAAGGAGCGGAATATCATTGTTTTCCCCCTTGCTCCCCTCATCGCCTATAAGATGGTCACGAAGGAAGCGATTGCTTTCCAGACTTCTAATTGGCGACATCAGCCCAACAAAGTTGGTTGTGGCAGGGCAGATTTGCCCGAAATTTTCTTGTCCATGCAGGCGGACAACAATACCTTTGCCGCCTTTGATATTGTTGGCATGGAAATGGCACTACATGGCGCTTGGTATGATGTACCAGCGCAAATTCTTGAGTGTCAGATTGCGCATCAAACGCCGCGCTTCAACTTCGAGTGGTTCCAGAATTACTTTCGAGTGTTTGTCTGGAGCTTGCCCGTTGTCTGCGAGTGCGGCATAGTACGCAATCGTAATGGTGGGAATAGTAGCGGCTTTGGGGGAACCGTGAACACCAATGGGGAGATAGCCTTTAACAAGTTCATTTTGACTTGTCATGCTGCTGAGAAACAACTTGATTGTCAGGACCCCACAGTTTACCCAATGAATTATTGGGTGCAGTATCTGGATCAGTTTCGTCTGAATGTGGTTGGTGACGACTTAATTGTCGGCGCCGAGAGACCCGCAGACTTTTGGACGGTTGTGGCCGAAAAAGCCACTGAGGTATCGTCCCTGGGGTTGAAGCTAGAAGCTCAGCCCACAGCCAGTATTTGGGGCCAACCGTTTTTGTCCACAACGGTTTATGATCCGGCTTTTGGGCCGGTGTCCACTCAGCCTAGGAAGCTGATGGCCAGTCTTTATCACTCTACTCTACCAGAAGCCCAAATTGGGTACGCCGTTGCCTCTGCGCGTTTGGACGCACGTGGATCAAGGTATGAACAGCTTCTTCTGCTAATAGAGCAAGAGTGTGAGCGCATGGGTTATCCTGTACTGCCCAGAACGGAGGATGAGATGCGAGCAATCGCAAATAATTGGCAGCCGCAATCACGGTGCTTAAATTCTAGTGAAGCCGAACAAATGTTGCTGCTTGGAGATGCCTCCGAAGAAAAACAAGTACATTGGTCCTCTGCGGGAGAACCAGGTCACTGTGACCAAAGCGGATTGGAATGTGATCCGCAAAGCCCGCAAACGAAACAAGAAAGCGAAGAAGAAGGCAGCCAAAGGCAAGAACAAGAAGGGCCCGATGGCGGTTGTTGTCAAGCAGCCTGCCCATCATGCCAACATTCAATTGCCGATCGGGGCGGCTGGTCAGACAATGATTTCAGCCAGGTGGCCCCAAGCCTATGTCAAACGTGGGCAGAAGAAGGGCTGCGACGCTTCAGTGAAATTCTGCATTCCTGTTGGGCGCTACGGCACGGACACTGCCTTTACTCCTGGCGGCGGTGGCTTTGCCTACGTGGGGACCCATGCGAAGTTCACGCAGTTGCTGGCGATTGGCCCTGGGTGGTCTTTGAACACACCGGGCTCATCGGTTGCACTATACGATCAGATGGTGTGGCTGAACAACCAGCTGGCGAATACCTGCATTCAGTTCAGCAAGTACAAAATGAATCGGCTCAAGTTTCATTTTGTGCCGACGACTGCGACGACTGCGAGTGCGCGCGCCATGTGGGCGGCATTCTATCCGGATCCGGCTATTGTGTGCACGGAAACGAAGAGTGCTGCCACGTTCGGCCTGAGCGCTATCCAGTCGGCTTCCAACGCGATTTGTTTCCCGGCGTGGCAACGATCGACATTGAACACCGAGTGCAGGGATGGTTGGCTGAGTACCAACCAGCCGTTCGCGGATGCGTCCACGGACGAGACGGGTGTGAATCTGTATGCTACGATTGCGTCGTATTACGAGCTGCATTCTTGCGGCGCGTTGGCTCTTGTGATCGACTACACGAATGCCGGCGGAGCTCCGATTCTCGACGGCTATGTGTTTGCGGAAGGCGAGGTGGATCTCATGGAGCCGCAGATGCAGATTTCCTCATTCGCCAATCCTGCACTTGCGAACATGAAAACGGCAGTGCTCAAGCCTGCCGACCAGAGGGTCGAGATGAAGACGGTAGATCCTGCTACCATCCTGGACCCCCAGGCGTCGGCGTCTCAGCGAGCTCGGGAGGCGACTCTCAAGTTCCTGTCCGGAAAGTTATCCGAATTAGGAGACGACGTCGAGATCATTGTGGAGGAAAAGGAGGAGAAGGACGCGGGTACCGCAAGGTCGGCGACACGTACGTCCAAGTAGTCCCCATGAAGGACTGCATCCAAAATCCGCAAATTGGAAAGCTGCCACCGTGGTACGCTGCCGGGTTTATCTGGTTTTGCGAGAACCCCAACAACATGTACGGCCCCGAGGGGATCGGCGTGACTGATGGCAATGGAGCGAGTTGGTATTGCATGCCGGAGCAGATTTACTCCTCGACTGACCTCGGGCCGCAAGCCTATGAGGTGTTTGCTGAGAATTCAGACGACACTCACAAGACTTATGCTGCGGTATTTTACCACGATCAGATCATCAATCCGCAGAACTCGGTGGTTTACAATGCCACCTGTGATCTTGTGCAGTACATGTGGGACTACGCCATCAATCCCCAGTACAGCACATACCTTGACAGCATCACACACCCGCTTGATATGGGATTTATCCTTTTTAGAGCGGATGGTCAGCGAAATCCCCAGCTGTGTTATGCTGATAGGGTCGGTGGTGGTAATGCGCCACACGGCCTTTTGGGATATTGGGTTGCTGATACCGGTTGGGCCTATTCCAAGCTCATTGGGTCGGGCATCCAATTTGAAGTCCTAGCAGATGAAGAGAACGGTTTCGTTCCCGATCCATCTGGACGCTTCTTTTCAATGATTTGAAGCAACCGACGGAGAGCGCGTTTTTCGCTCCGTCCGCCGAACCAAGTGTTCCCCTTCGTTGGGGTTAACGCCTCTAGTTCCCTGAGTGAACTCACCCG